TGGTGTTATGGACAGGCTTTCAACCAACGGAGTAATTTTACAATTCCGTAAAGATGGTTCTAACGTAGGCAATATTGGTTGTATTGGTGATGATATTTTATACATTGGTACATCGGACGGAACGGATGCGGGTTTAAATTTTGATGGAGATAATTCAAGAATAAATCCCTGTAATGGTGGAGGTACTGCATTAGACAATGCTATTGATTTAGGTCAATCAGGCGCAAGATTCAAAGACTTACATTTAAGTGGTGTTGCAAACGTAGGAGCTATCTCATCTACTTCTACTATCAGGGGTCCTGATGGTAGTGCGACTGCGGCTTCTTTTAATTCAATTAATGATATTAATACAGGGCTTTTTTTTCCTGCCGCAAATAATCTTGCAGTGACCACAGATGGCGTAGAGCGCCTAAGAGTAGATGCTTTTGGTCGCTTGGGTCTGGGAACCACATCGCCAGTAGCAAAGATTCATCTTAAAGGTTCAGGAACATACAACCATACTCCCGCAAATTCGCAAGGAGCTGACTTTGTTATTACAAGTTCTGAAATGGGCGATAACAATGCTCATTCTATTATGCAACTTGTGTCAGTGAGACAGTCTTTAACTACAGGAAGCGGTTCAACTGGGTATCTTGGCTTTAGCACTATGGACGATTCTAACAATGCGGGTATAAATGATGCCGCAAGAATTGCCATAGTAAATGAATCTGGTTCTTCAGTGACTTCTCCAACAGCTTTATCATTTTGGACAAATACAGGGACAAATGGTACTACTGGAGCCGCACAGGAGCGTTCAAGGCTGACATCGGGCGGGAACCTATTAATTGGCAAAACAGCAGATAATAACAGTGATGCCGGGATTAGGATGGAATCCACAGGACATACAAGCATCGTTAAATCTGGTGGTAACTGCCTAACCTTAAATCGTTTGGGTAGCGATGGAAGCCTTTTAGACTTTAGGAAAGACACTGGGACTTTGGTGGGTAGTATTGGTACACGAGCAGGTGTGCAGTTATACATTGGTCAAGGAAACAGTGCATTGTCGTTCGTGGATTCTACAAATCAACTTTTACCGCATGATATTAGTTCAAACGCACCCACAGATAATGTATTAGATTTAGGTGGATCATCAAATCGCTTCAAAGACGGTTATTTCAGTGGGACGGTGAATTCAGTAAATGTAAATGTTGGTGGCGGTACTGTAGCTGATCCAACATTAACTATTGATTCAGCGGCATCAGGCGATCCACGTTTAGTATTTGATACAAGTCAAGTCAATAGAACAGCAATAATACAATTTAAGGATCAAGGCTCACTTGCGGGCGGTTTTATTAATTACAAGCATCAGTATGACAGGCTTGATTTTGGAGCGCAGTCGTCAACTGATTTTCAACTGAGTGTTGTAAATTCTGGCGTAATGATTGGCGCAACCACACCCTATAGAAACCTTTTAGTAGGATTTACAAGCACAGACACAAACACAAGTTCAACATCTTCAGGTTTTGGTGGAAATAACAATGTCGGTAATGGGTTGATGATTAATAATACCAGTACGACTAACAACACCTATGCACCTTTAGATTTTAAATGTGGCACTAATCATGTTTGGGGTCGTCTTGCATACAAAGCTACAGATACTAACGATGCGTTTGGCCAGTTTGAATTTATCACAATGGATGATGGCTCTGCTGTAAATGCCCTTACTATTGCATCAAATGGTAATGGTACATTTGCAGGATCATGTACAGCAACATCGTTCCCAACATCCTCAGATGCAAGATTAAAAGACAACATAGAAGATGCAGATGATAGCGGTACAGCCATCGATTCATTGCTCGTAAGACAATTTGATTGGAAAAGTAATGGCAAACATGAAGATTATGGTATGATCGCACAGGAGGTAATACATACTTGTCCCAACGCTGTAAGCGTTCCTCAAGAAGATGGAGAGATGATGGGTATAGATTATTCAAAGATGGTTCCTTTGCTTTTAAAAGAGATACAGGAGCTTAGAAAACGTGTTAAAAAACTGGAGGAATAAATCATGGCAGCAACTTGGAAAATAGTAGAGCTTGAGCGTAACAGTAAAGCTCCAAACAAAGATGGGATTATTGTAGCGCACTGGCGTTGTGAGGATTCGGAAGTAGTGGGCTCTGGGGAGTCTGAGGTAACACATTACGGATCATCATACGGCACATGCAGCTGGCAACCAGACTCATCAAAAGAAGGCTATATCAAATATGCTGACGTAACAGAAACAGATGTTGTTGGATGGGTACAAGCATCTGAAAGTATTAGCAAAGATGACATTGAAGCGAGCATAGCTGCACAAATAGCTGATAGCAAAGCACCCGCAATCTCAACTGGATTACCTTGGAGTTCATAATGATTACTATAGATGACGTTGAATACAAAGAAGATGACCTTTCAGAAATTTCTAAAATTCATGTAAAAAGGATTAATGATTTGAGAACTGAGGTCGTTAATTTACAAATGATGTTAGAAGAGAAAAACGTATTGATATCTGCATACGCAAATGCAATCAAAGAATCTGTTAAAGAGGTTGAGGAGACTGACGCGGAGGTTGTCAATGAGTGAGTCAATAAAACTGCCCTCATGGGCAATTAGTTTTGCAACGCCCTTAATATTAGCAAGCATACCCGTTGCTATCAGTTGGGGTTCATTAACCGCTCAAGCAGACGCAACTAGCGAGGAGACCAAAATTATAGCCGAGACTGTAAAGGCTATGAAAGAGGAAACCACAGATACAGCTAAATTGGCAGCTCTTAATTCTCAGAAAATTGATCAACTAAGTGACTCTTTGAGCGACCAGGTTAAAATTAATGAGCAAACATCTGACCAGTTGAAAACTCTGATAAATTTAATGATCCAAGATAGGCGATGAATTTACAGTTGGTCATCGCGCTTGTCATTATTACAGAGACAGGGGAAATTGACCCAGATCGCAAATCGTATTTTATAAACCCAGATCATTGTCGCTGGGTAGTGCAAGAGATGGTTCGTGAAAAAAAATATTTTCAAGGATTGGAAAAAGATAAAATATTTTGTAGACCAGAATGGGTTGATGCTGATTCTGTAAAAATTACGCGACTCAATGTGATACCTATGCCAGAGGTTGATGAAGATGCTGAATAATTTTATAGGCCCAGTATCTAATCTTGTAGGTACATGGCTCAATAACAAGAAAGAAGAAAAGCAAGCCAAGCATCAAGCCAAGATAAATGTTATCCAGAATGATGCTAACTGGGAACAAATCATGGCTGAAAGTTCAAAAGATAGCTGGAAAGACGAATTTTGGACTATTATTCTAAGCATACCCATATTTATGATTGGCTACGCCATAGCATTTGGTGACACTCAAATTATTGATCGTGTACATTTAGGGTTTGAAGCTCTGACAAAATTACCAGAGTGGTACCAGTATCTTTTGTTCATTGCTATTAGTTCTAGCTTTGGGATTAGGGGAATGAGTAAGTTAATGAACTTGAGAAAATGATATGGGATGGCTGCAAGATTATAATGGCAGCGAAAGCCGCTGGTACCATGTCGTAGGATTGTTTGTAATACTTGGTATTCTTTTGGCTTTTATGTTTTTTTTCGCACCAGAGAAAAGTGTCCAATAAACGCGTTTTAAAGCTCTAATTTTGTTTTTATTTGTTACCCTTACTGTTTGCACTAATAATCTTTTAATCGCTCTTAAATAGCTCTGGAAAGCCAAAAAAGAGCTTTCCAAAGACTATCCAGACATCTATTTTGCCAATTTGTAAATAGCATAATCCGTTTTACCCCAAAAATCAGACAGACAATCTTTTTTTTCTGTAATGATTTCGACAGGTTCTTCTAGGTTTCCTTTCCCTTGTCTAATTACATCAATCACTGCGGTTAAATTTGCAATATGTAAATCGTTCCACGCTTCACTCCTAGAAATAAAACCATGTTTCTTTATGTAACTTAAAACTGCTTGAGCTTGAGTCATTGTAAATCCCCTTAAGTTTAAAATGGTATATCGTCATCAAACGCATCTAATTCTGATTGTTGCCTTTGAATTAAATGATCTGCGTTTTGTTCTTTCGCATATTCAACGGATTTTTTGTAATCGAGATCATCTTTCATTTCTTTGATGTGTTTATCGATTATCGGTTTCTTTGGTTTTAATGTTATAGATAGATATTGATCACCGTTTTTAGTTGTTTTTACCCAAACATTTGCAAAATGTTCTTGATCATCAATTAACGCATCACCCGTAAAATCATAATCATTTTCTGATTTTGCAAACTTGTTTTTAAAAACATTAAAAGATCTATCTCTCAACTCATAATCACTCATTAATCTGTCCCCATTTCTATTGCTGTTTCACCTCTTTGATCTGCTAATAGTTTCCGCAAATCATTTTTAAGATCATTACCAATATATTTTGCAAAAAACTTTTTCTCCGAATCACTTAAATGCTCAATGTCATCACATATATCAGCTCTCATATCTTCATCTGACATGGCAACTTCTACATCTGATTTCATTGTTGCAAAAATCTTTAGACCTTTTGTTTCTAAATCTCTAACCCTTTTTTTCATTTCTGTTTTTTTGCCTTTGTCAAAAGAATTAAAAAGATCAATTTTAATTGATTCTGCCAACGGTCTATAAAATGATACAAATTCAGTAGGAGTACCGCTTTCCAATAAATCAACAAAATCTTTTTGTTGTTCTGGTGTATGTCGTTCACCTATCACCATCATTGCCGATTCTGCGTCATCATCTGCCGTTGGTATCCCCGCCATTGATTGCAAAGCATACCTGCGAGCATAAGTGATTAAAGATGCCGCTGCCTGGGGATCGCGTTTGGTTAATGGAATCACAAACTCTTCTCTCATCCATTGACCAGATCGGTGCATCAATGTGGTTACAACCCCTATTCCATCCAAATTTGATATTGGAAATTGCGTATATGACAAGCCAAATCTCGTGAAAGGTTCTTTTATTGCTTTAATCACACTTGTTAAATCAGCATATTTAGATTTAAAAAACGGATTTTGAGAATCTTTAATTGCACCGCCCATTTCATGCTGTGCATTACAAAGAGCACTTGCTAGCTCATTAATATTTTCAGAGGTTTGCATATTAATACTCCTCTGCTCTTTCAACTGCATCTTTTGCATATTGAAAAATTGCACTATGAAACAAACGACCAATGGTTTCATAATCTTTTAGATTAACAGCATTGCATAACTGCATACGTATTTTTTGATCTTTTTCGCATAAAGAACCTAATGTGTCATCACTCCAGAATCCCTCAGTTATCGACTCAATATAAATAGGTTCGTTACTCATTAATAAATCAGTGGCTTTGTCTAACGATTCTTGCTCGTCTATTTGTTTTTGTGTTTTATGCAACTGGTAAATTGTTGCTCTATCTTTATCAACCCAAGATTGTTTTTGATCAAATTTATTAAATTTCATTGTATAGTTCCTTTTATTTGTAAATCTCTGCAATATCGACATCAAACGCTATCGATAATTTTCTTGCTGTTTCAAATGAGGGAGACTTTGATTGACCAATTTTTAAACGGCTAATTGTTTGTTGCTTCACACCAGATTTCTCAGATATTTTTTCTTGAGTTAATCCGTTTTCTTGTATTAATTTGTTTATAAATTTATTACCAATCATCACTTTGTACTCCCAATTTGTTATATAATCGTAATTCATTTCAAATCAAATAACAAGTTTAATTGTACTCATATAATTGATTTTATTATTTTAATGATTTAATCTACCTAAAAATCAAAAAAGGGCGTAAAAATGGCTACAAAAAAACAAACAGTAAAAAAAGTTCCAGAAAACAAGTTTAAAGTATGGCTAAAACGCCATATAAAGCCATATAAGAGCAAAACGGTTAAAAATGGTGTCATAGTAACCCGTATCGGTTTAATGCTTCTAATGCTCATTGTGAGCGTTTTTGCAATAAGTGTTGTTTTTTTGTTTGAGTTGCTTGGTTTTATCAAGTGACAAATCATATTTATTGTCCGATAGAAGTATTAACGGATTCTGAAATCACAGACTCGGAACGAAAAGTGTTATTAGCGTTATACAGTTTTAGAAACAAAAACACTGAGCTGTGTTGTCCATCTGTAGAATTAATTCAAGATCGAGCAAACATTAATGATCGCGCTCGTGTTGGAAAAATCACAACAAGTTTGGCAAAAAAAGGATGGGTTAAAAAGAAAAAAATAGGGTTTTCAGGTCGTAACAATTACGTGGTAAGTGTCCCAGAACGTCTACTAACGTCATATGAGGCAAATTATGCCTCAAATGCACCATATGAGGCAAAATATACCTCACGTATGAGGCAAAATATACCTCATCATATGAGGCAAAATATACCTAATACAAATAACAGTAATATTAACAAGAATATTAACATAGTAAATAAATCAATAAAAAAACGATCTATTACTGAAACATTGAATGATAGGAGCTGGGCATTGAATGACTAAATTATATTTAGAATTTAGGGGTGATGATTTGAGGTTTATTAGATATAAAAGTTACTCAATTAAAGAAATATGCGATATTTCAGGAATTACTCAAAAAACTATGAGAAATCGTGTTGCTGGCATTGCCTATTTTGACAACAACCACCTAATTAAAAGAAAAAATGAGGAAACAAGAAACTACAAATCAAATGCGCCTCGATGTCAAAACAAACAAGAGAGATTGAGCGCACTTTGGTTAAGGAAAGCACTTGTCTAGTTTAGGTCTTATGCAATTCCCATATTATTTAACTAACGAATGGCAAAGAGAAAATTTTGTCAATGAACTCAATAAGTTAGAGATATCAAAAGATAAACCACTTTTCGTTAAAGTCAGCGATAAAAAAATATCTCGATCAAAAGCAATCAACAATTTGAGTCATCGATGGTATGCAGATGTTTCTAAACAAGGTGGGGAATATACACCAGGAGAGGTGAAGGCACTTGCCAAATATAAATGGGGTGTCCCAATTATGAGACAGCATGACAAATTTAATGAGCATTGGTTACGTTTAGAAAAAGTTTGTGTAACCTACGAGGAAAAAATGACAGCGATGGATTTTTTGCCCGTTACTTCATTAATGACAAACGCTGAAATGAGTCAATATATGTCTGATTTTAAAAAAGTTATGGGGCAGAAATATCAATTAACAGACCCAAAGTTTGAAGGAATCACAGAAAAAATATTTTAGAGATATCTCAAATGAATCAAACTATGTTTGCGCTACACGAAGAAATAAATTTAAACGGATATGTAGAGCGAATTAATCATAAAGACGCTAAATATATGATTTTGAATCATCATTATGCAAAAAGATTGCCCTCGATTACTTATGCTTTTGGTCTATTTAAAAAAAATGAATTAGTGGGTGTTTGTTCTTTTGGTTTACCACCATCAAATTCTTTATGCGTTGGTATATGTGGAGAAAATTTTAGTCGGAATGTCATAGAATTAAATAGATTAGTTTTATTATATAACGAAAAAAATCAAGCTAGTTTTTTTATTGCTCAGTGTTTGAAATTATTACCAAAACCTAAAATTGTCGTAAGTTATGCTGATACGAGTCAAAATCATTTAGGCATTGTTTATCAAGCAACTAATTTTTTATATACAGGTTTAAGTGATGCAAGAACAGAATGGAGAATGAAAGAGTCAAATTTACATTCCAAAACACTTTGTGAACAATACTCTTTAGAGGAAAGAAGAAACAATGATAACTTTTACGTTACGGAACGACCTAGAAAACACAGATATATAATTTTTTTAGGTTCAAAAAAAGATAAAAAAATATTTAGAAAAAATCTTAATTATCCTATCAGAGATTACCCAACAAAATGAAACGAGATGCAGCTGATAAATGGTTTAGCGATGTCGTCAGAGCAAAAGCCGCTTATACGTGTGAAAATTGTCATCAAAAAGGCAGAATGGAATGTTGCCATATTTTTGGTAGAGCTGCCAAATCAGTGCGATGGAGTTTAGATAATGCGGTCTGTATGTGTCATTCCTGCCACCGCAGATATACAGAAAACCCATTAGAGTTCACTAACTGGCTTGAGACATATTTA